GTTCCATTAGAACAACCAATGATTGCTTTGTCTGAAGCTGAATACCAAGGAAGAAAGGTAGAACTCGATAAACCAAGTCGTAGTTCTGGTGGTAAAAAATATCAAGTATATGTAAAGAATCCAAAGACTGGTAATGTAATGAAGATTATGTTTGGTGATGAAAAGGGTGGATTGTCAGCTGACATAAGCGATAGAGATGCTGCAAGAAACTTTGCAAGTAGACACAATTGCGATACTAAGAATGACAAAACAAAGGCCGGTTATTGGGCATGTAGATTACCATGGTATGCAAAAGAATTAGGAATGAAAGGTGGCGGTAGATATTTCTGGTAGTTTAGATTTTCCATTTATGGAAGAGTATGTATGTAAAGATGGAGTTTGTCGTACTTTTGATCCTGAACGTGATGATGCAGAATATGTTTGGCATCGTGACAAAGAGGATAGAGAAGTTGAAGTACTAAGTGGCGAAGGTTGGCAATTTCAATATGAAAATTGTTTACCATATTTGTTAGAAAAGGGAATGATATTCGACATACCAAAAGGAGAATATCACAGATTAGTTCGAGGAGTAACTCCTCTTAAATGCAGGATAATAAAAAAGAATGGATAGCGAAAGACAAGTTTATACAATACAAGCACAAAGGCTGGATCGTATTGAAGAAAAACTGGATCAAATGGGTGAAGCCATTGTGATGTTGGCAAGAGCAGAAGAGAAAATAGTAACTCTGACAAGTTTTAGTAAACAACAGTCAGAGCAAATACTAAGTCTTATAAATAGATTAGACAGAGTTGATAATATGGTTAATAGTAATTCCAACACTGTCGCATTAATTAATAAAGTTTTTTGGTTAATTGTTGCAGGTTTAATAGCAGCATTTACCTGGGAAATGGTATTACATAGTGGTTTAATTAACGGAGGATAAACTAATGAAACTACAAGATAAAGAAGGACTAGAAATTGCCTCCACCGTTAAAGACGTGTTGGAAGGTAAAGTCAAGAAAGAAGATAAAAAGAAAGTTCAAGAAGTCGAAGAGCCTAGAGCTGCTGGCGAGAAAGAATTTAAAGGAAAGCATGTTAAGAAAGTATCTGGCATGAGAAATGACGGGACTAACATCAAGGAAAAAAAGCTTAAAGCCGGTCGTGGTAAAGCAACAATCGATGTAGACCACACCGGAAAAGGAATTCCTGCAGCTGAAAAGAAATACAAAATCAAATTTAAGAAAAATAGATTTGGTGGTATGGACGTCACAGGAGATAAGAAAAACATTCTAGCATATATGCAAGCTAGTGATGGTCATGGTATGGACTCAGATGATTTAGAAGAACTATATCCAGAACTTATGGAAGGATATAAGAAAGCTAAAAAAGAAGATGTTGATGAAGAAGAACTTGAAAATGATAAAGAAGAAACTGATGAGCAATCTGAGAAGCAAAAGAAATATCAAGCATTCTTCGATAAAGCACTTAAGAAGTTTGGAGTTAAATCACCAGCTGAATTAGAAGGCGATAAGAAAAAAGAATTTTTTGATTACGTAGATAAAAACTACGAAGCAGATAACGAGTCAGACTAAAAATAATTAACCGAGAGGTTATATATAATATATGATGGATAATTTTGATGTATTGACGCATAAGAACTTTAAGCTCTATGCGGCTAAAATGTATAATAATCCAGAGTGTTTAGATGTCAATGAGTTCAAGCAAGACCTTAATAGATTTAAATACCTAAAGAGATTATTAAAGCGATATGAGTTAACTGGAGACCTCCAGGAAAGACTGATACTAAATCATATTATAGTATTATATAATGTGTTTGGTATTGAAGCCTGTAATAAGATGATGTGGTATAAGATTAATGAAGAACATTGGCATTATCTTAAACCATTTTTAGTTTATCTTAATTACTTACCTGAAGGTGAAAAGGTTACGATTACCATGGATCCATATATTATAGAAGTATTAAGAGAATTATAAATGGGATTATTAAGTAGAGCAGCCGATACCGCATATGCTTTTAGATTTCTAAAATTGTTTGTTACACCATTCGATAAAACAGAAGCATTCAAGCAAGGTATCATCGACGATAAAGGTAAGAATCTAATTAGGATTCGTGACCTTGGTACGCAAGACCAAAGGTCAGCTTATACTGTATTCCATAGATTAGTTTTTAATCTCAAAAAATTATTAGAAAAAATACCAGGTGGTAGGTCAAGATTAGCATCTTATGCAGCTGCACTTTATCTTATAAAAGAAAAAGACCAGCTCAATGACGAAACAATAGATTTAATTTTAAATAAAATATCAGAGGATTTAGAATTAGATGAGTCAAGGGATTATCTAACTGACTTTGAAGAATTAAATCCTGGTAGATATTTTTTAACTCAAACACTGGCACATCCAGAAACGGGTGAAGAAGTTTTTAAAGCAGGTGATATTGTAGTAAATGAAGATATACAAGTACCCGTTGATAATCTTGCAGGTATAAATATATTTACAGCAATACACGAAAAAACAAAACAAAATGTGTATATAACACATTCAAATATAGAAAGATAATGGCAACAAAATATACAAAATCATTTCAAGAATATTGTAAGCAATGGGAAGATGCAGCAGCAAATGCTGTAGGTCACGGTGGAGTTGATATGGCTCCCAACGCTATGGGTAAAAAAGCTTTACTCAAAAGGAAAAAAAGAGTTTATGATGGTAGAACTCGAGAGGGCAGAAAGTTTGTAGAACGAATGCTCGCTAGGAGACAAGCACGTGAAGCAGCTAAGAAAAATACTTGATTGGATAAAAACTTTTTATTATTGGGTAAAAAGTTTCTTTACATATAGATACACAGTTCATGTATCGTTTGATAGCCAATGGGGCAATGAAGACGACCAAGTATATAAAGGCGTTCGTAAAATAATCAAAACAAATTTCAAAGAACTTAAGTTTAGAACTGCAGATAAAAGGACTGTTCATATTCGTGGTATGAATGGTTTACGATATAGAATAGAGGACGAATAATGCAACAATTATTAATTGGTATAATTTTAGTTCTTGGTCTAGGTGGTTATTGGTTATATAATGAAAACCAAACATTGACTGAGAATAATTTAAAACTTGAAGTTGCTGTAAAAGAACAGCAAGAAACCATTGCTCAGATTCAAGAGCAATACGAAAAACAAGGCAAATCATTAATGCAAATGAGTAGAATGAATGCAGAGATTGAAGCTGAGAAAGCAGAATATCTTGCAATATTTGCCAGACATAATTTAGATAACTTAGCTTTAAGAAAGCCTGGTCTTATGGAAAATAGATTCAATGGTGCTAGTGAAGCTGTGATGGAGGGATTAGAAGATGATACAAAAGCTCTTTACAATCTTAATACTACTAACGATTAGTGGTTGTTCTTTATTAGGAACTAAACAAATAGAAGTTGTATCAAAACCGGTACAAATAGATATCATGCAACCAGACTTACCAAGGCCGCTTGAATTGACAGCTCCTAAATGGTATGTTGTATCAGAAGCTAAGATAGCAAACCCTTGTAAAAAGGTTGACGATAAAAGACCAAAGGTATGTGATTTAGAAGATAGAGAAAATCCAGATTGGCCAGAAGGCTATACATACCTAGATAGATTCCTTGATGATATAAAAGACAAAAATAATGGTGAGGTTGTTTTTGTAGCCACATCAGTTGGTGATTATAAAGTCATGGCAGAAGATATGCAAGAACTTAAAAGATATATTAAACAATTAGGTGAAGTAGTAATCTATTATAGAAATGTTACTATGCCTGATGGCTCTAGTGGTCAAGGAGTTGGTATTGAGATTGCCGAACCTGAAGCACTAGAAAATGTAAGAGGTTAATATGTTTGGTCTAGTAATTAATATTCTAAAATTTATTGTTACTAGAATCCTAAAGGTTTATCAACCTAAATGGTTACTTGACCTAGATGATTGGTGCGAAGATAGACTTGGCATAGATATCATTAAAGAAGATAAAAAGTTCCATGAGCTATATCCCATTGTAGCAAACAGAATTAAAAAGTTAGAATCTAATTCACACCCATGTAAAGAGTTACATGAATTCGATGTGTATCCAGAGCTAATCGCTAGAATCGAAAAACTCGAAAAGAATAAAAAATAATAGTTTACAAACGACGTAGTTTGTGTTATAATATATATTAATTATGAATGATAAAAGTATTATGTCCATTAATGTTACCAAAAGAGACGGTTCACTACAACCTTTCAACTTAGATAAAGTCCATAAAGTTTTAGAATGGGCTGTTGAAGATATTAGTGGTGTATCAATGTCTGAAATAGAAATTAAGGCAAACATACAATTGTTCGATAAAATTGCTGCTTATGATATACATGAATTATTAATTAAATCAGCAGCAGAATTGATATCAGAAAACACACCTAACTATCAATTTGTCGCAGCAAGATTAATCAGTTATAAATTAAGAAAAGAAGTTTATGGTGACTATGTACCATGTTCTCTTAGAGAATTAATAGAGCAAAACATAGAACGCGGTGTTTATGATCCAGAAATACTACAACAATATACTGTTGAAGAATTAGTAGAATTGGATCAATACATAAAGCATGAAAGAGACGATACGTTTACTTATGCTGGAATGGAACAATTCCGTGGTAAATATCTAGTACAAGATAGAAGAACCAAAAAACATTATGAAACACCGCAGATGTTGTACATGATGATTAGTGCAACGTTGTTTTCTAATTATAAAGAAAACCGAATGAAGTATGTAAAGGAGTATTATGATGCGATTTCTCAATTCTATATATCTTTACCTACGCCAATTATGGCGGGAGTTAGAACTCCTACGAGACAATTTAGTTCATGCGTCCTTATTGAATCCGGCGATTCCCTGGATAGTATTAATGCTACTGCTACTAGTATTGTTAAGTATATAAGTAAGAAAGCCGGTATTGGTATAGGTGCGGGTAGAATCAGAGCACTAGGTGCTAAAATTGGTGATGGCTCTGTAGTACATACAGGGCTAATACCTTTTCTAAAATATTTTCAGTCGGCTGTGAAGTCATGCTCCCAAGGAGGTGTACGAGGAGGTGCGGCCACAGTATATTTGCCAGTATGGCATTATGAGTTTGAAGATTTAGTTGTCTTAAAGAATAATAAAGGTACAGACGAAACAAGAGTTCGTCACATGGATTATGCATTTCAATTTAATAAATTAATGTATGAAAGATTGATAGAAGGTGGTAACATCACTTTATTTGATCCAAAAGATGTACCTGAAATATATGATGCGTTCTTTAATGACCAAGAGAAGTTTAAAGAGCTATATGAAATAGCTGAAAGAAAAACTTCTATTCGTAAGAAAACACTACCAGCATTAGAAGTCTTTTCCAGATTTTTAACTGAAAGAAAAGATACAGGTAGAATATATCTAATGAATGTTGACCATGCAAATGAGCATAGTTCTTTTGAAGAAAAGGTAGCACCAATCCACATGAGTAATCTATGTTGTGAAATAGATTTACCTACACAACCCTTAGATGCCTATGACGATTATACTGGTGAGATATCACTGTGTACTCTCTCAGCAATTAATTGGGGTTTAATTAATGACCCTAAAGAATTTGAAAAGTATTGTGATTTATCAGTTCGTGGTTTAGATGAACTTATGGATTATCAACAATACCCTATTGCTGCTGCAGAATCAAGTACAAAGAGTCGTAGACCTTTAGGTATTGGTATTATTAATCTAGCATACTTCTTAGCAAAGAGAGGTTTGAAATATGATGAATCAGCATTTGAAACTGTAGATGAATATGCAGAAGCATGGTCTTATTATCTAATTAAAGCATCAGCTGATTTAGCTGTAGAAAAAGGTAAAATTCCTTTAAATAGTCATACAAAATATGCCAGTGGAAAGTTGCCAATTGATACATATAAGAGAGCAATAGATAATTTAATAGAGCACAGAGAGCGTCTACCGTGGGAAGATTTGCGAAAGCAACTCAGAGATACTGGAATTCGTAACTCTACTCTCATGGCATTAATGCCAGCTGAAACATCTGCTCAAATTAGTAATAGTACAAATGGTATTGAACCTCCAAGAGCTTTAGTATCATATAAACAAAGTAAAGACGGAGTTATGGCTCAAGTCGTACCCGGTATTTACAATTTAAAAAATAAGTACGATTTGCTATGGGACCATAAGTCACCAAATGGCTATCTAAGTATTTGTGGTATATTACAAAAATACGTAGACCAAGGAATATCAGTAAACACTTCATATAATCCAGAATTTTTTGAAGATAATAAAATTCCAATGTCTATCATGCTACAAGACTTAGTGAATGCGTATAAATTAGGAATCAAACAATTATATTATTTTAACACCTATGATGGAGCGGGTGAAATGCAAGACGACGATTGCGAGAGCTGTAAGATATGAGTATATTAAAGAAAAATAAAAAATCACATTTAGTAAAAGATATGTTTTTTGACGAAGGAGTTGATGTCGCAAGATATGACCAAGTCAAATATCCACAAATAGAAAAGATAACAGAAAAACAATTAGGGTTCTTTTGGAGACCAGAAGAAGTAGATGTGTCTAAAGATAAAAAGGATTTCCATGACCTCACACCACACGAACAACACATATTCACGTCTAATCTCAAAAGGCAAATACTACTGGACTCTGTTCAAGGTCGGGCCCCGAACCTTGCATTCCTTCCTCATGCTTCGTTACCCGAGATTGAAAATTGGATCGAGACCTGGTCGTTTTTTGAAACTATACATTCTCGTTCTTATACTCATATTATTAGGAACGTTTATCCAGACCCCGGTGTAGTATTTGATTCTATGTTAGATATAAAAGAAATAATAGAATGTGGTAATGATATCGCAAAATACTATGATACACTTATTGAAAAACCAAATAAGAGAAACTTATGGATGTGTATGCAATCAGCAAATGCCTTGGAAGGAGTTCGTTTTTACGTTTCATTCGCATGCAGCTGGGCATTTGCTGAGCTCAAGAAGATGGAAGGTAATGCAAAGATTATTAAATTTATTGCAAGAGACGAGAATACTCATTTAGCCAGTACAACTACAATGCTAAAACTATTGAGACAAGAACCTGGTTATGCTAAGATTGCAAAAGAAACAGAACAAGAATGTACTGATTTATTCTTAAAAGTAATTGAACAAGAAAAAGATTGGGCTAAATATTTATTTAGAAATGGTTCAATGATTGGATTAAATGAATCTATACTTATGGATTATGTAGAATGGATAGGTGCAAAAAGAATGAGAGCGGTTGGATTGACATGTCCATATCAAGTTCCACAGATGAATCCATTACCATGGACAGAGAAATGGATATCTGGAGGAAACGTACAAGTTGCTCCACAAGAAACAGAAATTACATCTTATGTTACAGGTGGTGTAAAGCAAGATGTCGATGAAGGTACATTAAAAGGATTAAGTTTATGAGAGATAGTTTTTATTTGATAATAGGTATATGTGGATTTATGTATGGTATCATATCACATACCTACGCTAATTTGGATTACAAAGGATATCCAAGAGCACAAGCATGTTATGGAGAATGTTATGAAAAATATGTTGAAGAAAATGGTACAGTGGTTGAACAACTTCAGGCCAAAGCAGAAGAGGCCGCATCAGATCCATATAGTTCCATTAGAGGACTTTGGGCGGGATGTGCAGCGTGCCATGGACAAAAAGGCCAGGGAATGGGAGCGTTTCCCAAACTTGCCGGACAAGATGCTGAATATATATCTCAAAGATTATATGCATACCAAAACAGAGAAACGATAGGAAACATGAGTTCAACTATGTGGGCTCAAGCTGGTATGTTATCTGATAGTGATATTACTAACCTAAGTAAATTTATTGCGGAGACAATGAATGATTGAGATATATGGAAAAGAACAATGTCCCTTTTGTGATATGGCAAAAGTATTATGTACTAAAGAACAGCTAGAGTATAAATACTATCAGTTAGGAAAAGACTTTACAAGAGAAGAACTTATTGAGAAATTTCCTACAGCAAGAACCTTTCCACAAATTACTGTCGATGGTGAGAGTATAGGTGGATATGACCAACTAAAGGAAAAGTTTCAATGATACTAGAATGCGAATATTGTTTTCAAAGAATAGTAATTAAGCCAGAAGAAAAAGACATCAATATTAATTTTTGTCCACATTGCGGTGAACCAACTGACGATGATGATGAACTGAATTTCCATGAGTAAATGGGTTTATCAAGGCAAAGATTACGAACTACCAGAAGATGCCAATCACAAAGACGTATATGGTTTTGTATATCTAATTACGAACAGAGCAACTGGAAGAATGTACATAGGCAAGAAGTTCTTTTGGAGCAAGAAAACTCTACCAATAACCAAGACAAGAAAACGAAGAAAGAAACTGTTAGTCGAATCTGATTGGCAAGATTATTATGGAAGTAATGTGCATTTAAAAGAAGAAGTAAGTAAACAAGGTAATGAAATGTTCCACAGAGAAATATTACACCTTTGCAAAACAAAGGGCGAATGTGCTTACATTGAAGCTAAAGAACAGTTTGATAGAGATGTGCTGCTTAACGATAAGTATTATAATGGTATTATTAATTGTCGTATTGGTGGAAACGCGGTAAAAAACTTAAAATAACAGTTTACATTTAACTAATAATGTGTTATAATATACTATTATGGCAAAGATAATTAAGTTCCCTACGGGTGAAGAAATCGACCCAAAAGACTTAGGAATAGAAAAATCAGATTATGATATTATCGCTGAGAGGTCAGACGAATGTATCAAAGTATCACAAGAATTACTCTCAATCCTAGAAGAGTTTATCTGTACCGGTCAGGTATCAGAATTTCCAGAATTTATGAATATGAATTTTAGAGACGAGGCTTATCATGAGTCAAGGGATGTATTTGTTGTGGTTAATATGATTAACGCAATGCTGAATAGATATATGGGTATTCCACATAGATTACACAGAGATTTAGATAAAGCATATATTACATTAAAGATGTTGCCATTAGGAGACGGTGAAGAATGATATTATTAGATTATAGTCAAATAGCTCTATCGAATATTATTGTACAAAAATTAAATGACGAATCAATGATACGTCACATGATACTGAATAGTATTAGAATGTATAATAAAAAGTATAGAGAACAATATGGCCAAATGGTTATATGTGCTGATGGAATGAATACTTGGAGAAAGACTTATTTTCCAGAATATAAAGCACACAGAAGAAAACATAGAGAAGAGTCAGACCAAGATTGGACAGAGATATTTAGAATTCTGCATCTTGTTCGTGATGAAATAAAAGCTAATCTACCTTACAAAGTAATACACATGGACGGTTGTGAGGCAGACGATATTATTGGTAGTCTTGTATTAGAATCACAAGAGTTTGGTAAAGATGAACCAATAATGATTGTATCAAGTGATAAAGACTTTATACAATTACAAAAGTTTAATAATGTTAAACAATATAGTCCGATTCAAAAGAAAATGGTTACAGACGAGAACCCTAGAACATATGCATTTAATCATATAATGCGAGGTGATGGTGGTGACGGTGTACCAAATGTTTTATCTGCTGATGATACATTCGTAACAGATAAATCACAAACACCATTAAGACAGAAAAGAATAGATGAGTGGTTAGAAAACTCAGATAATCTTAGAGAAGTAATGGACGAAAATATTTATAGGAATTATCAGCGCAATAAAAAACTTATTGATTTAACTGAAATTCCAGAAGACGTGCAAACAAGTATTATAAATACATTTGAAGAACAAAAACTCGCACCGCGAATGAAAGTTCTTAATTATTTAATTAAAAAGAGATGTAATCAATTAATCGAAGTAGTGGAGGAATTTTATAATGGTTAAACCAGCGATACACGAAATATTTGAAAAGGCAGCAAGCCTAAAAACTAAAAAAGAAAAAATAGCATATATGAGAGATATGGGTCAATACCCTGCTTTTAAAGATGTGCTAAGAATTAATTTTGATGATGATGTAGTTTGTTTATTACCAGAAGGCGAAGCACCATACAGAAAAGATGATGCACCAGAAGGTTATGCAAATAGTACATTACATAAAGAGTATAGAAGATTCACATACTTTTTTAAAGGTGGAGAGGGTATGAACCTAGCACCATTAAAAAGAGAATCAATGTGGATTGATTTATTAGAAACATTAAGTGCGGGTGAAGCCGAACTTATGGCATTAGCAAAAGATAGAAGGTTGAAGTATAAAGGCATCACTAGGAAACTAGTGGAAGAAGCCTTTCCTAATTTATTAAAAAAATAAGGAGGTGATACCAAAACCTTTATTATGCGGGGCAGGCAACTGCCCCATTTGACATTTAATGCTAAGTGTGTTATAATATACATTATGAAATATATAAAAGCTATTTACAACTTATATAAGTTGTGTTATAATAAAGATTATGAATATTTTTATTTTAGATAATGACCCAGTGAAAGCTGCTCAAATGCAATGTGATAAACACGTAGTCAAGATGATTGTAGAATCAGGTCAAATGCTTTCAACTGTACATCGTATGCTTGATGGTACTATGGAAAGAAGATTATCAAAGTCAGGTAAAGTCAGAGTTCAATATTGGAAACTAAATGATGATAGAGAAGATGTGTTATATAAAGCATGTCACTTTAATCACCCTAGTACTATATGGACCAGAGAATCTATGTTTAATTATAGATGGCATTATTTGCATTTTGTAGCTCTCTGTGATGAATACACATATCGATATGGTAAAGTGCATGCCACAGATACTAAACTAAGAA